TAGACGCTCGTGAACAAACTAAAAATATAATTAGAGATGTTGGTATAGAGGGAGTATTGCGTTATCGTTATGAATATAAGTTAGAAAAAGCATTAAAGTATGATAAACCAAAAGATGCAAAAGCGTATCGTGAAAAATACAGAGCTGATAACGAGTTTGACATGTTTGTACCACGTAAATACGAAACGTTTATGCATCACTCTTTTAAAAATTCTAATGAAAAGTTATTATTAGAGCAAATAAAATGGTTAGCAGAGCAAAAGAAAATACTACCTGAAGCAGAGTATTTAAGATTAGCAAGACGAATGGAGCAGAATAATCCATTTTTTAATTTAAATGATGTAATAGATATAGCATCTTCTACTCCTATGAAAGGAGAATCTAATCTTGGTATAAATAAAATGTTTGAAAGTCCTTTTCTTGCACAAGGCAGTTCTCCTTATAAACGTAGTTTTGATTCTATTATAGACTATCAAAATAATTTAATCTCTGGATACTTTAAAAATATTTTAAAACTAAAAGCTCAAAATGAAATTGATTTATTAGTAAATAATTTTAAATACGAACCAAGTACAAGAGAACAAAAGTATTTTAAAAGTTTGTATAAAGGTAAAGCTGGTGCTATACCTGAAAGTTTACGTTATAAAGATTATAAAGATGTATGGGCAGATTACGTAAGACTATATGCTAGAGATGCATTGGGTTTCCAGTCTTTTTACAGTCCAAAAATGTTGACTCCTCAAGGAAAACAATTATTGCACCTTAATAAAAAGAATATGCATTATGTTACTTCAGATGCTGTAATGATAAAGCAATTAGAAAAATTGTATCAGAAAAAATTAGGCAAAGGAAAAACAATTTCTTTCTTTAACAATCAAGCTGTTCCTAAAGATGGACAAGCTAGAAAAGAGTATTTTAGTAGAAAGATTCATAACCTAGGTAGATTAGAAGCTCAATATCAATTGTTAAGCTTGTTAGCAAATACTGGTACATGGGCAACCAATATATTTGGTGGTGCTACTATGACTGTAGGTAGTGCTGGTGTTAATAATTATATAAACTCTTTTAATAATAAACGAGTGTATAGAACATTACTTTCTGATTCTAAAGGTAACCCTGTGTTAAAATTATTTAATGGTAAGTATGTAAAGAATCGTAAAGAGTTAATGACCTATTTAGAAGAACGTGGGGTTATAGAAAATTATATAAGAAATGAATTTGAATATAATGAAGGATTAAAAACCCAGTTAAAAAACTTAGGTGTAAATATAAAAGATTTCCAACGTGATTTTATTAAAGCAGCAAAAAGCAAAAAAGGTAATCGTGATGAAAGCGTATTAGAAGTTACTAAACGCTATGGAGTATCAGATGTTATGCTTAGTACTGGTGGTTATTTAATGAAACAAAGTGAACGTGTAAATAGATTAAACGCATTTGTTGCACATGGTATGCAAGCTGTTGAAGGGTTTAAAGAAGCTGGTAGAGACTTATCGTTAGCTGATCAATATGTATTTGAACGAGCTGAGAAAGGTATTGAGATGACACAATTTTTATACCAGAATGCAGCAAGACCTGCTTTTATGAGAACATCAACTGGTAAAGTATTGGGTAGATTTAAACTGTTTGTATTTAACAGTATTCGTATGCGTAAAGAATTTTATAAACAAGCTAAGTTAAATGGATTTAAAGAAGGCACAGAATCGTATAATAGATTTAAAGATACATTTGCAATAGATATGTTTATGTATGCATTAGGCAGTGCATTTATGTTTAGCTTGTTTGATACTACTCTACCACCACCTTTTGATTGGGTACAGGCATTAGCTGATTATACTTTTGGTGACAAACGTGAAAAAGAAATGGCTTTTTTTAATTCTAAACTCGGTCCTTTAAACGTTCTTAAGCCACCTATTGCAAGAGTGCCAGAAGCGTTTGGAGAATTACTTACAGGCAATGTAGAAGATTTTACTAATTATACAATGTACACTATGTTGCCATTTGGTAGAGGAATTAGACAAGTAAAACAATTATCTGATGACAGACCTAAACGAGGTTTAGAAAGAGCACCTGAAATATTATTACGTTTACCTAATCAACAAGTACGTAGCAGAATTCAACGTATGAAAGATGAAAACAGAAAACGTAAAGAAATAAAAGAGTATTTAAATTAAATATGTAGCCAATATGTAGCCAATATTTACAGGTTGTATAAAATTTGTGTATATTATCAATATGTTATTGGTTACAGAGAGACAATTATAACATAGTTTGCAGTATACGCCCGTAGCTCAACTGGATAGAGTGTCTGACTACGGATCAGAAGGTTGGGGGTTCGAATCCTCGTCTGTAAAACATTGTTTAACTTTATAAATGTAGCCAATATGTTGCTAAAACATACATTTTATAGGGATAAATCATGTGGAAACATGAATCTGGATATTGGTACGCAGATGTTCGATATAAGAAAAAAAGGTTATCTTTTTCATTGAAAACAAAAGATAAACGTAAAGCTATTGTTAATTATAATTTATGGAAAGACGATAAGCTTAATCAATTAATTCATTCAAGTAAACCAACAGAACGCCAAGATCTTTCTATTAAAGAAGTATATAAACTATTTCTTGCTGCTAAAAAAGAAGGATGGACGGATAAGACATATCGTAATTATGAATCTTTTTTACGTAGATACTGTGAAGTGTATAATTGCAACATACCTAATCACTTAACCACGCAAAGTAAATATACATGGAGAAATCATATTAATTGTGCGTACAAATGGGGGTATGATAATAAATATATGAAAAAGCATATTACATTAACAGTAGGTAAAAGAACATTTAGATCAAGAGTATATAGTGATAGAGAAATGATTATAATGCTAGAAGAAATAAAAGATAAGAAGTTTAGAAATTTTATTAAACTGGCTTATTTTACTGGAGCTAGAAGAGGAGAGTTGTCTAGTATTAATTCTGAAAATTGTTTTCAAGTAGAAGGTAATTGGTATGTACATGTAGAAGGGAAAAGTGGAATAAGACTTGTAAAAATAAATAGACAAGCAATGAAAATATTAAATGATGCTGGTAATAGTTTTAATTATACTCCTGATTATATAACAAAACATTTTAAAAAAAATATGAGAAGGATAGGCATTAAAGATGCCAGATTTCATGATTTAAGAAGAACATTTGGATTAAACTTAATTAGAAAAGGTATGCCCATATATCAAGTATCTAAATTATTAGGACATAGTAGCGTTAGAATAACAGAAAGCCACTATGCCCCATTGTTAGTTAGTGATATACCTGACTTTACTCTCTAGATATACAAATAGTTTTACATACCATTTAGACGTAAGTGTTTTATGTTTTGTTCTTAACTTATTAAGAGTTTTTTTATAATAATTACGACTAAGATCTAATTTAGAATTGATTTCTAAAATGTTATCTGCTTCTTTTCTTAGCATAATATTGGTTTTTTTTATTTTATTAAAAAGTTTAAGAGTTTCTTTTTTTAATTTAAGTTCTTTTCTTAATCTAATTAATTCTTCTGATGGTTTTTCAGGAACACCATAATGATCAAATACATATTGAAATCCTTTTTTATACATAGGATGTTCCATGTTTTTTTCATGTTCAAACATATTATTTCCTTTAAACGTTAGCAGGAAAGGTTGAAAGCTAGCGTGTTCTATTGTTTCCTGCTTCAGTTTAGTTAACATTATTTATTATGATAGTTTCTTCTGTCTAACTTATTTAAATAATAAAAGACTACAATGCAAAACCCAATAAATAGATTATCAAAGATTTGCGTTGTTGCTATTTCATATAATATATATGGTGTCATTTTTCTTCCTTTTTATCAAAATATAATTTTATAAAATCAGAGTTTGTTGGTTTAATAGTTACTACAACTTCATCTGGTATTATATTGTTAGCTTTTAGAAACTGAAGTGGTAAACTAATTCTTCCTCGTTTATCTATTTTTAATTTTGCTATGTTCATTCGTTTTCCTTTTTGCAGTATTTACAAGTTTTTCTTTCTAATCCATAAGTAGGTAAGCCTTTATATCTTACAATAGATTTTGTACAATCAATTTCCCATGTTTTATTACAAGACTTACACAGTCTTAATGTGTATTTTTTATTGTTTCTTTTTGGTTTTTCAATTACTTGATTTTGAAACACCCAAAATTCATTTTCTTTAGAGTTATAATATTCCATTATTACTTTCCTAATTTTAATTTAGAATCCTGTATAGCTTTTTTAGCTATTTTTTTTAATGTTCCACTATCAGCATGAGTTGTTATAATACTGTCTAATGCTTCGACAACTATATCGTATTTCTTCCATAGTTGCTCTTCTGATACTTTATCTTTAATTTTGTTAGCACTCATTTGTAACTCCCATGTTATAGTGTTTGCATTTTATAAAGGGCACTTAGAGCCAACTTTGTGCCCTTTACTTGTTTCACTTGCTACCTTTTTAACCTATTTATCCTAAGACTAGCTATAATCAGACTAAAAGGTATTTAAAGACTGTCATATCTTTAAATTCTTTCTAACCATTTATCTATATCTTCCACTACATAGACTGGTGTGTTGTTTCTAGTAATAATTAATACAGGCGTTGCATCTTTATGTACATTTGCTTTTGCCTGTTTTAATGATTTCCAGATGTTAAGTTTTTCTACATTTTTGCATTCAATAGAATATGGTATTAATTTTCGTGCAGCAGGGGATAAGACTATATCTTCTCCTGTCATGCCCATTGTTTGAGATTTAATATCATCTTCTTCTAATTTAGGAAACTTAGATCGAAGTTTATCTCGTACTAAATTTTGCAATCGTCTACCTTTTGCTTTTGATGATTTAGGACTTGGCATCTTTTAATTCTTTAGGTATTTCTATTTCTTCTTGACTTGGCATTCCTAATAAATTCCATATTTTACCTAAGTAATGTCTTCCATCACTACTTAATCTTTCATAATCAGCAGCTTCTAAATCTGCCAAATGTTTTATTAATGTTTCCATTCGTTTATTTTTAGGCATTTTTGCTACAGGTATTTTTTTAGTTGGTATTATCATCGCAACCATCTCCTTTTAATTGTAAATGAAGTAAATAGTTCTAGTTTAGTAATTCCTATCATTATATGTATGTTTTCTCCTTGATACATAGAAAAGCCTACACTAATCATAAATATTCTAAATAACGTTATTTTGTATGTCGTATGTTCTTTATTTTTTATTAACAGTCTCTTCAATATTGGAAAACCGAAGAGGGTTAGGACGTGTCCGTTGTTCATATTTTTGTTCCTGTTTATTGAATAACATTGTTGTTGTAATTTTTGTATCGTGGTCATGTATATAAACAATTGAATCTTCTCCAGATACTTTCTCAACTATGTTATTTTTTATATGTATTTCTACAATAGCCATTTGATACCTTTCGTATGTGGTTTGAGGCACAAATCGTTAGCCTGTGCCTCATGATTATTAATTTCTTTTACCAAAAGTAAAAGTATTCCAGTCAAAGTTGAGTAGTATTTCAAACGTAGACTCATCTCTGGCTTTTAATGATTTAACAATACGTTGTTTGCCTCGTGGATTTTTACCTGTAAATGCAATATACTGATCAGATTTTTGTTCAATAGCACTATTGCCTTTGCCACTATGCACATCTAAAGTGTTAGTTTGTTTGTAATTCCACGATGCAGATTTAGAAATATGATGTACAGCTAATACCATTATATCTTCTTGCATTGCTAAGTCTTTTAATCCATTTGCTATTACTTCCTGTCTAGCAAAATCATCTTTACCAGCATACTTAGCAGGGACACGATCTATCGTGTCTACTACTAATATTTTTGCTTCATGTTCTATTACATGACTTGCTAAATCTTGTATGTCTGGACTACTGCATTCTAGTTTAATATGATCTATCTTTTCATTTGCTTTTTGTATTAGATCCATATCTCTATCTTTTAAGAATTGTATGATCTCAGGTTTTGATTTACTTAGAGAAGCTTGAAGCAGCCTTCTTGACATAGTAAACTCATCAACCTCAAGAGATAGAAATAGTGTTTTCAGATGAGGTAGTTGTGTAATTAAATAACTAACAAAAGCAGTTTTACCTAATCCTGTATCACCAATTAATGTTACCAATTGTCCTGTTGTAAACAAATGGGACTTAGGTATAAAAGGAAAAATACTTTTTAGATCAAACTGTCTGTTTGTGTAATCAGATTGATAATGATCAATTAAATTATTAATCATATCTTCTGCTGTTAGTACGTTTGCTTCTTCATCTAAATTCTTATATTTATAAAGCATACATTTACTATCGCAGTAAGGTTGTAAATCAGGATGACTACAGCTATAATAGTAATCATTCTTAAATACATCACTTACAATTCTACTTACTTCAACAGAAGGTAAGGGTTTGTCCATATTAGACATGTATGCACGAGCAAGAAAGTCACAACCTACTTTATCAAATGCGTATTTTTTACGCCATATGCTCACGAGAGCTAATAAATGTTTGTGTCTTTTGCTTGGTACATGTCCAGCATTGTATATATGTTGAGCACAAGTTATAAACCTAGTAGTTTCGCCTTTAGCGTTGTTAAAAACTTTACGCACTTCTTCAATGTTTTTACGACTCATATCCATTGCTTCTAATGCAGTTAGTTTTTCTTGTTTTATTCTATGTGGTTTATAGTCTTGTCTTGGTTCTTTTGCTAGTTCTGTAATCTGTTGATAACTCAACGTTTCTAGTTCATCAAACGATACAGGTATTTTATACAATCCTGTTTTTTTGTTTAATGAAAAACCAGATCGTATTAATCTTCTACTATCATAGATTAAATCAATATGCTCTCCAAAATCACGTTGCATAGTTGCACGTACTTGTTTTGCTATTTGATTTGAATCTTCAAACTCATATACATTTGCTAAATGAATGTGAAAACCTTTTCCAGAAAACCATAAGTTATAATGAGTAGGATCTATGGTTAGTTTTTCCATTGCATCTACTACATTCAATACTTTATTACGTGTTTGGTTACCTAAGTTGTTATCATTAATTATGTAATCAATATCAATAACAATCTTATCTATGCTTTGCAATCCATTAAAACCAACTACTGTTTGATTTTTATTTAAAAATTCTACAATAGTTTTATCATACAAAAACATTGATCGATATATTTCTTTCCCAATATTATCTTTAACAATGCTGGGAAATTCATTTACTTTGCATACTTGATTACGATTACTAATACTTCCAGTTGCGTATTCTAGATACCAGTCTTTAGTCTCCATGTAGTCTCCGCACTTTCAGTGTTAACGATTTCAATGGAAGTAACATCAATTTCATCGAGTTCATTGTTTGCACGAACTTGTCTCCAAGCTCTGCTCCAAGTACTAGGGGAGTGCAATCTCCCCCAATACTCTTTACCATACTCGACCAGTGTTGTCTCTACTTCATGCGAAGCTATAGTATCAACACCATTGTCTAATCTGTTACTAATCCATTCTTTAATAATGTGATTTATGGTAGGCTTTTTCATAATTAAATGTCAAAGCTTGTATCTACAGTAGCAGTTGTTACAACTGGTGGAGTAGAAGGTGTATAATTACTTGGATCTTCTTCTGCTGCATCTTTTATCCAACCATCTTGTACATCTTTAATTACTTTACTTTTAAGTGTACCTGATTTTGAACCTGCTGGAGCTACAATTTGATAGGTATTCCAAAATGGTTTACCTGTTTTCTTTAGTTTGTTAGTTTTATAACTACAAACCATAAACTGCTTACCAATAACATCATCTAACCATGCTTCTGGAATTGTGTAATCATCATTCATAAGTAAGTTCTTTTTATTTAATACTGCTTCAAAGAACGTTCTTACTTTAAATCCAGCACCCCAAGATTTACTATCAGTTACAGGCATATCTTTTTTTACGTTTCCGTAAATGGTCATCTGTTTATCCCAATCTTGTCCATCATTGTAATCTATAGTTAGAAACATATCAAATGTAGGATTCCAAGATCCCCATTGTTTTTCTACATCATATTCCATTTGTACAGATTTCACAGTTCCTATTGTTTCAAATCCACCAGTCATTACTTTACTCCTTTGTTTTGTTTACGTAGTTCTTTTATTTGTTTGTTTATTTTATCAATAGCTTCTTGTGCACGTTCTTCTGTTGGATTATCATCAATTAAAGCACGTACTTTTTTAGGCATATCCGTTCCATTAAAAACAGGATCTCTGCTTAAACGTTCTAGTTTTACATTTTGATTAACAGTGATATGTCCTTTTGTAGCTGGTTTACCATTAATTAAGGTTTCTTTTCTGTTGTCCATGCTGTCTGCATCTGCTGTGTCGTCAATAGCAAACAAACCATTACAAGCATATTTTCTTGCATATGAAGAAGTAGCACCTGTTATCTGACTATCATCCATACCTTTTTTGTTTACAGCTTCTCTTGCCCATCCTTCAGATACAATAGAATCATTTCCATCGCCAAAGGTAGCAGTCGCTTTGATATAGTTAAATCCATTGACACCTACAATTTCATCAGATACAGTTAGATAACAACCAGTTTCATTTAATAATGGTTTTATTCCTTCAAATATATCTGCTAGGTTTCTGTAGTTA